ATTGTGGAACCCTTAATAACATAGGAGATGCAGAGTGACGAAGGACAAGTAATTTATGATGTAGGTGTTCGCCTATCCTGGAGAAAGAAAAGAGGAAACGGATACACCAATATGCATTTAGGTACACCCGACAGACCCTTTCAGTTTGTTACAAGAGCAAAGTCTCTTGACCATATCAATCGCAATCCAGAGATGATAGCGAAGATGATGTCTTATGTAGGTGCAACAGGTAAAGCAGTTTATGATTTCTATGTATCAGAAGAGTTCTATAGAAAAGAAATAAGCAAGTCCTTTGCACATAAACAGGATGATTACGAGAAAGAATTTGGACAATAAAAAACAAGAGCAATGAGAAACATTATTTACAAAGCAGAAGATGTAGTAGATTCACTATCTACGCTTCGCAAAGAGGGAGTTAAGAAAGGTGCTTGGACAGGATTTGAATCTCTGTTTGACAAGTACTCAGTTAAGAAAGGTAGCACCACATACATCTATGCTGGGGCGCACCAAGGTAAGTCGCAGTTTGGATTTGAACTTATGATGAACCTCGCAGAGTTCAGCGGTTGGAAGTGGGCAGTATATACTCCCGAGACAGGCTCACCTACCGAGGTGTTTGCCGAACTACTGTGGGTATACTTGCGTAAGCCTTTCCTAATCAATGACCACCTTACTGCTACAGATGAGGAGACAGAGAAGGCTATTGAGTTTATCAACTCACACTTCTACCTAATTGACAGCGGTCTACAAGACCTCAGCATTGAAGGATTCTACACAGCAGTAGAGACTATTGAAGAGGATAACTTTATTACCATTGATGGATGTATGGTTGACCCCTTCACTGAGATTAGAACTGATGTATCCAGCGGTGTTCGTGATGACATTGCTATCGGTCAAGTACTCACCAAGGTCCGTAAGCACTCAGCAGAAAAGAACTACCACACTATTGTAACAGTACACACTAAACACCAACAAGCTAAGTACAAGAATGGTGTACCCTATGTTGACAAGCCTACGATGAACGATATCGCAGGAGGTATGCAATGGTCCCGTAAAGGTATGATGGTTGTTAATGTATGGCGTTGCCCCTACGGATTAGAGGATGGTAATGGTGTACCCTACGAGCCTAACCAAGTAGAGATTACAATCGTTAAGGCTAAACCAAAGATTGTAGGTAAGCTTGGGACCGTTACTTTATATTATGACAAAATGAAAAACAGATACTATGAACTCAACAGCAGAGGAGAAAAGCAGTACGCCTATCCACAGCCTAATTCTTGATAGAAGAAAAGCATTCGCTGAACTGATTAGAGCATATCTTAGGTTTAATGTAGCCTCCGCCAAAAAGGTGGAGGTTATGCCTAATGGTAGCTTATCAATCAACGATACTATATTTAAGGTTGATATCTCCGACTACACAGGAATTGAGGGTGGCTTTGGATATATATTCTTTAACCCATCAAGCGGTAGGTTAGTGATTGAGAAAGACAATGTTAGAAAAATATATAAGGTTGAGGTAGACCTATTAGATTAGTTAGTATATTAGTACTATGGATACAAAAGATTTAATACTTGAAGAATCAGAAGCAGTTACTAAACTGTTGATTCTAAAGAACAAAGCTTATGGTGATTCAGCACTAAACCCTGCGGGTATATTTGCAGGTGGTAATGCGGTTGATAACCTATGCTGTCGCATTGATGATAAGCTTATGCGAATCAAGATGCGTGGTATCACAGATGAAACTGAAGATACTGTACAAGATTTAATTGGTTACTTGATACTACTGAAGGTTGCCCTAAGACAAAAGAAATGAGTAGGAACACATTCGTAAAAGCAAGTATCTCTGGAGACTATGGTCAAGATATCGTAATGAAGTACCTTAAAGGAAAAGGTTACGAGGTTGAGGAGGCTCCAAAGAAACTCTTCTACGATTGGGATGTTAAGGCTATAAAGGGTAATAGAGTTGTTACCATTGAAGTGAAGTACGATAGTAAGGCTTATATGTGGGCTGCTCGTAGAGGTACTCCCGAACACCCTAATCTATACATTGAGTTTAGAAGTACGACAAGGGATTGTGATTCGGGTATCTTAAAGTCTAAGGCTGACTTCTATTTCTATATCTTAAAGACGGGGAAGAAGGATATTGCCTTTGTGTTTGATAGGGTACAATTATTGCAGCACCTACAGATGGCTAACTACAGAGTAGTTGGTAATAGTGCTACAGGTGATGACAATGCTGAAGGATGGATACCTCCACTACACGAACTTCTTGTATCTCGCTATGGATATAAAGCAACTATAGACCTAACTGAGTATGCTTGAAATAGACCTTAACCTCCCTAAACCACCAAGCTTAAATCAGTATTATGCTGGTAAGCATTGGGCAATCCGTAAAAAACAAAAAGATGAATATTCTAAATTCTGTAAAGAAGAACTTGAAAAGTTTGATGCGTTTACCTGTGAAAGCTATGAGATTCATATTAGGTACAACTCTCGTCACGATGTTGACAATGTTATTCTTGTTTCAAAATTTCTCTCGGATACTCTCGTTGCTATGGGTATCGTTAAAGACGATGGCAATAAGTATTACAAAAGGCTTAACATTAAGATTGACAAAGACCTACCAAAAGATTCTTTCAAAGTAAAAATTAAGTGTTATGATTAACCAACGAAACTATCAAACGTGTAAATTAATTAAGAACAGGATTGACCTCTACCTCTATGAGATGGCGATACTGTTTGCTAACTTAGGTACTGACTCTACACAAGAAGAGGTTGCCGAAGCCTATAGGCGTGAGGCAGAGTACATTGAACTAATTGTAGAGCTTGACCCCGAGAAGGGAGAGCGACTACGCTCATCCTATTAAGATGTTGTTTGAAGAATACTACGAAGATTTAACAGATGCAGAAGCAAATCTCATACTTGATATATACCGAGTCATTGACGTATTGGTATACAACCACGACCCAGTCACATTGGTTAGATTGGGATTTGAGCTTGGCATAAACACGCAGGAGCTTTCAGACTATCTGCCTATTATAATCACTATACTTAATAAAGTAGAAGAACAATATGCCGAGGTATGACAAGTCGCTGATTGAGCGTGAAGCAATCCTATCTGTAGAACAAGGTAGCCTAACCAACGAACTTGGTATTTTTATACTAAAGCGTTGTAAGGAGATAGCTGCCTCAGCATTTGTAACAGATGGTAACAACGAGCTGAAGCAAGCACTAATAGATGCTGCTGTGATGCGTACCTGCGAGAAGTTCTTACACTACTATACCGAAGGTAAGTCTGCCGCAAATCTTGTTATTAGTATTATATACTCAACAATGACCAATAAGATAGTATCGCTGAATCACAGCGATGTGTATGGTCAAAACATAAAGGGTTACCTCACCTATATAGAGGATGGTGAAGCCGTTACCAAGTTAATGCGGTATATTAAAGACGATTATTTAAGTGAGAAATTATGATGGAGATTTATAACAGTTGGTTACTCATAAGTTCAGTAGGACTTATGTTTGCATTCTTGTTTATCTTTGAACCCTATGGTTATGTGATGGAAAGAATCCTTCCGTTTAAGCCATTTAACTGCGTTCTGTGCCTCTCATTCTGGTGTAGCCTACTCTTGTATGCTTACCTCGGAGAAAGCCCCTTATACGCAATCTATACAGCTTTCATTGCAGAGCTATCTTACAGGAAATTGGTAAATGAATAATGTAAATTCTAAAACCGAGTGGGTGTTTATTTATTGGGACGAAAAAATAGAAAACGATGACGAATATAAACAGTGACTTTCACCTATACTTTGAGTACAGTGAGTTTGATTCTCCCGACCAAGCGGGAAGCTATGAGCATATGAACGTAGAGTTCTTAAACAAGTTAGCACAAGCAAGAAAGATTGCGGCAGTTGGTTTTAAGATAACAAGCGGATACAGAAGTCCTGCTCACAACGCAAAGGTACGCGGAGTAAAAGGAAGCAGTCATACTCTTGGACACGCCGCTGATATCTACGCCCCCACATCAAGACAAAAATATCTAATTATTAACGCTCTTCTCCAAGCAGGGTTTAATCGCATCGGTGTAGCAAAGAACTTTATACACGTTGATGACGACCCAAGCAAAAGTGAAGATGTAATCTGGACCTACTAATGAAAAATGATTTTGATGTAAGCGATACATTCGCTGACTTCGTAGACGAAATGACTAATGATGAGAAAAACAATAACGCTCAATGCTCCATTGATAATCCAGAGTGTGAAGCGTGTGG